AAGATACATATGAAAAAGATTACCGTACTACTTACGGGGAAGGTACTCCAATCTATGATAGACTTTCAGAAATCTACCAAGCAGTAAAAGAAAATCCGGAAGATCCTGTGCTTGTACAAGAAGCAGTTCAAGGAATGAGTGCTTTACAACAAGAGTTTGAAGCACAAGATTGTGCTAGTGATATTAAAGTTTCTTTAAAACCCATTTGTAAAAATGTTCAAGCTAGTTTGTATTTATTTCTTCATGATACAACTACTGAGATTAATCAAGCATTAAAAGCAGCAAGAAATGCTGAACAAGCAGAACAACCTGAACAACCTGATCCAAATGAATTAGCAGGTATTGGAAATGCTTATGCTGCTGGTAATGCTGATTATGTTGAAGGTCCAGTCGTAGGAGCAGCAGAAGAAAGAAGAAGAGCAGATGATGAAAGAATACGAGCAGCAAGGGCTGCTTTTGCTGAACAAAATAGAGAAAGTGAAGCCAGAGGTGCTAGAGCACTAGCAGAAGTCGAACGTCTTTCTGCTGCGGGAGCCCCTGCTCCAGAATAATTCAAAACCATATGTAGGGAATGAATTATTTTTTAAAGGCAAAATATGCTGCTTATTCAGCAATTGTTTTTTTTCTTTTCGCAAATCCTTACACATATCATATGACTCAAGGTTTTTTTGGATCAATTCTTCATATTGCGACTAATGATTGCCCCACTGTATATGGCATTTTTTTTCACACATTCTTGTTTTTTGTTGCTATGTTTGGTCTTATGACAGTCCCTTCTCTAGCTCAAGGGACTTAATAATAAGTCCTATTGATAATAAATTTTTAGCAGAAGCCTTATAAGTGTATTTTGAATGAACAAATTCAGCTGGTTGATATGTTGATAAATTCTCAAGAAAAATAGGAAAATCTTCTTTCCATTTTTCTTCAGTTGATTTTAAACCACATTGTGATGACCATGATACAATACTTGTTACATTTCCACTCATCAATTTAGTATTATTCTTAAAATATGTTCTATCAATACAATAAATTGGACAATCGCATGCCATTATTTCCAAAGCAGCCAAGCCCTGCGTTTCTTCATTATCTAGCATAATACAAAAACGACTCTTCTGTGCTGCTTCACGTAACATTTCCGGTTTATAAAAATGATAACAAATCAAAGTTCCTTTTAGTCCATAATAGTTGTGGAAAAGAAACCCCCATATATTCTCTATATCTGCCATTCTTTGCGATTTGTAATAAATAAAAAAATCATGTGTTTTAGGTTCTACAGATGGTTTATAATAATCTGTATCTATTCCCGCTTCCCAAAAATGTATAGTTTTAGTTTTATCCTCCATACATTTTTGAATAGGAAATTTCTGTTCTAACCAATTTATAATCCAAGCCGCCGTAAAAGTTAAATGTTTTCCATATAACCATACTTTATCTTCATTTGGATCTTCAAAGCCAATATGTGACATGCCAATTGGATTTGGCCCAAATATTGTATTTTTCGGATATAACCGTATATCACGATCTTTTCCCCACATTTGAAAATTTAAATAGCCAGTTTCATTAATAAGAATATGTGCTTCAGGCATTAATTGTTTTATACCTATTAATAATCCGATTAGCACACTTGTTGGTCCTCCTGCTGGAAAATGGGAAACCTGTGTCCATATTCCAATATTCATTAATACCTTAGAAGTTTTCTTATTCGTAATTTAAACTTGCTTATGAAATAATTTCCTCATAAAGCGGCTTGAGTTCATTTTCCCATACAAATAACTGTTGAACCTTCTTAGCCTCTTGGCCATGCTTTTCTCTTAGGGTAGAATCCAGCAGATACTTCTCAATGCCAAGGCAATACTCATGCGGATCTACGCAGAAAGCCTTTCCGCCGAGGGCCCCCATGCCAATAGGGATATGATAAGCAGTATTCGCAGGTACAATCATACTATTCTCTTTCGTACAGAACTCGTTTAGTCCAAGAATATCCGGCACTACTTGAGGGATTCCAACGCCCATCTGCTCCATCTGGCAGAGACCAAATCCTTCACCTTCTGAGGTGGTTACACCAATGTCGGCCGCATTATAGAGATTATTAATCTCAGAGTCAGGCAATGCCATATCAGCGTTACTTACCATGAGACGATTCGCAAACTGATCAATTGATACATTGCGACTACGAAGTTCATCAACATAGATATCAAAGAGGGCATATCCCCCCTTTTCGCCCTTGTCGCAAACGCATAGAAGGAAAATCGGCTTTGTCGGATACTTTGTAATAAGTTCTACAAACGCCATAATAATGAGATCATAACGCTTGCGGGGAGAATTGCGATTTAGATTTAGCATCAAGAAACCATTTGCGGGAATACCTAGACCAGCACGAACCTTATTACGATCCACTTCCGAGAATAGGTCATTTGAGTAACCGTGGCGAAGAGTACGCAGACGTGGCTTAGGAGCATCACCGAGTAACTGCTTCTCCAAAACCTGACGCCAACGCTCTGTAAAGGCAAATAAAACAGAGGCTTCACGACGAATCATCTCCATAAACATCTGACGCTGGCCGACGTACACCTGATCTAGATATATAATAAGCTTGTAACGACGACGCTCATCCGCATTGAGTTGCTTTGACATTTCCTCAAGAAACTTACAGACAACAAGGGAGTCATTATAGATAATAATAACATCAGGCTGAACCTGCTTTATGACTTCCGGCAGACGCTTGTATCCAAAACCCTGATCAGTCGGCTGCTCCATAGCAGCGGCGTCAAAACTATTAACATTTGACGGATAAGGGCGAAAATCCGGGATGGAAGTCTTCGCACGCTGAAATCCGTAGTGGTGAAGTTCAACGTCAGGCTTCTTTGCTAGAAACTTGACAATATTGTAGGTTACCTTGCTGTAACCTGTAAACTGCTGGATATGCGTACCTACTAGCAGAACCTTCTTCTTGCGGCTTTGAAGCTTGTCAAGTTGAAATACAGAGGGGCTTCCTGTCTGCGGAGCAGGAGTCTGTAATTGCTGCATCTGCGTCTCAAGAGACTTCAAAATCTCCGGAGAAAGCGGACCATTCTGCTCCTTTAAAGCATTCAGAAGGGCAATTAAGTTGGAATTCATATTATTTTCTTTTCGGCTATCTGGTTTAAATCAAAGATGCGAATAGTAAATTAGGGAATGGTTATTCGGACAAATCGGAAAAAAAATATTTCTAAGAAGTTGCGGGAGGAGGTATGGTTAAAACATTTTGGTGAAACTTTTTCGTCAAAATGTCCTATTCGCTGGTGTACTCGTTGGATTTCTGTTTTTTCATTTGAAGTAGGTCACAATATTCCTGAATCAAAAGGTGGTCGCACAGCAATTGATAATTTAATTCCAATCTGTGCTGACTGTAATCGGAGTATGGGTGACCGATTTACAATCGATGAATTTAGTCAGCAATTTGCGTCTGAAGCAGTTGTCGTAAATATTCCAGTTGTACCGGTTGCTATACAACAATCATGGTTTCAGAGATTCTGTTCATGCTTATACTGGAGAAAGCCACTAGAAGTGAAGACAAAGACAAAAACAAAATTTATAAAACGCGGGCGTTCTACTATTCGGACCATTTTCAAGTAGAAATTTTTTCAAGAGCCGCTAGTATATGTGCTGTTATATTGGCCTTGTGATTTGTCCAGTAATTCATCAAGTTTTCCTGAATTTGATTTAACGCATCAGTATTATTGCTTATCTGCTCAATCATTAATTTAGCAGACGTCCAATCTTTTGCGATTAAAATCGATTTATCTCCAATTAGTTTATTGTAGCAGTCATGCTCATTTTTTTCATTGCCTACACAAATGGGAATACATCCCGCTTCCAATGCTTCATATAGACGGTATGTCTCAAAATTCTGACCCGGTGGACAAGGAATGAACTTGCTTTCTGCTAGAATCTTCATATAATCGTCAGCCTCCTCAACTTTGGGCTGCTTCCATGTAGGAAGTAATTTCATTGAATTTGGTTTAACTGTAGCCATTGTTTGAAGCATTTCAATACGCGTCGGTTTATCCACTGAACCCGCGAAACTCCATGTCAAAGATCTATCCGCTAACAACTTAAACCTACCCTTCAATGAGCGATTGTTTACATAGCCTAAAGGTATAGTAATTATCTTTTCAGTATTTGGAATATTATTCCGGACGTAATTACGCAGAACCAACTTTACTGCGGGATGCTCATATATGGCAAGATTATCATCAAGATGCTCGTCGCTCAAATGGATGAGTACAGCCGGCTTATTCTCAGCCGCAAGAGCATTCAGTTTTTCCAGCAGTAGGTCTTGAATTCCGACAAACTTTTGTATTAACAGAAAATTAACCTTTTGGCCTTCCGATAATTCTAATGATCCATAAGGTACGAATTCTACAGGCTTTCCAATAATCTCTTCAAGCCATTCTTTTTCTAGAAATTCATTCTGCTGGTTTGCTACGAAATACCAAATTGTATAGGGCTTGTGTTGGAAATTTTGATTGGGCAGAAACGTAATTGCTGGAGGCCTAGCAGTAATTTCTCCCGCATACTTTATTATGATATCCTCAGCAATATGCTTCAGAACTACATTTGGTGTATTTGAGGCGTAAGTTGTTAACTTTGTAACTACTTCATTCATAAGTTCATTTGACAGTTTATTTTTCTGACTGATGAATATTTGCTGGATTACCCGTACCCAGTTATAATTTCGCTCTTTAATTTCAGCTGATGATAATTCCTTCGCAAAAAAAGCCAAACTCATTTGTATCATTTCTTCGAGTTTTCCTTGTGAAAGTTTTAGGAGAATCGCATTACACTCAATATTGATCCCTTCCGCCATTACATCATTATTTTCCGTTGGCTTTATACTATCGGCTACTTCTGCGGGAGTGAAACACTCCACATTATTCCACAGATCTGAATCAAAATTATCTACACGCTCAAAGTTATTGAATTGAGACTTTTGGTAAATTGGATCAATATCTTGGAAACATCCCGCGACAATAGGATGGATAAAATAGACATTTAGATTTTCCATGTGATTTACAATCATATGATCACCGCTCGTAAAAATACCTTTTTCTTCAATTATCTTTGCTAATTTCCTGGCACCACGAGCAAACATGATATAGGAATAATTACATGAATGGAAGTAGCGGCGGGGATTTCCGGGACTAAATATTTCATTGGGAACTACCTTGGAAAAATGCATATTTACAAGAGTTATTGCGTTTACAAAAGATGGTTTATTCGGAGGCAAAATGCCGCCGAGATAAATAATATCAGCGTCTTCCGGAATTAATGGGGCAGCCTGTTTCCAAACATCTAACCATTTGGGATAAAAGCGTACATCGTCTTCAAGAATGAGACAACTGTAATTATCATCCTGCTGTTTTGCTAAGTTTTGCCAAATCTCATTATGGCTCATAGCACAACCCATAACTGCCTTCTTCCATTTGAAATCGTTATTTCGGAAAAGATGTTTTATCTCGGGTGTCAATTTGAGTTCAAGACCATATGTTGCTGAATGACGCTGTATTTTGTCGCTCATATATGCGTGAAATTCCTTAAACGATTGGTATCTATCAGTACGTTTATCCAAGTTAATTACACGGGCTTCACTGATGCCTGGGGCAAAACTAGAAGTTACCGATCCAGATTTATAGTTTCCTCTGTGGTGATAAAACGCAAATCCATTTTGCTTTGCTGCTGCGTAGGATTCGCATGTTGTAAATTGGGCCAATGGTTGACGCTTCATCTTTTCACGATAACTTAGAATACTGAGAATTGATTGGTCATGTCTGTGGCCGTATACATGCGTCTGCGGATTTTGGATCCACTTTTCACCAGTTATGATGTCCCGAGCCTTTGTGTAATAAAATCCATGGGTTAGAACCTTCTTAGCGGCAGAGTTAGTGGCATCCCAGCCAATAACAGCAGCCTGTAATTGCTTTGAATTTATCTCATCTTCCGAGCAGTTCATCATCTTTACAAATTTCTCGTGGCACCAGTTCTTGTTGAGATTTACGTCTTCTAGCAGAAATAGACCATCTGTTTTCATTGTAGCATAGACATCCGGAATAGGCCGTGCTAGATGGATACCCGCATCCATATAGATACCGGGTTCAGATAGATTAGTGTACATTAACCAGAGTTTCCAACCATAATGTTGAGGATTCCAATAATCGGACCAAGGAGTCTCAGCAGGAACATTTTCGGGAAATGGCTTGAATGTAACTTCGGGTATCTGTGCCTTCATGGCTGTGACTTCGTTGGTAGCATCAGCCCAATAATAGACAGTGGCATTTGCTAGAGGAATGTTATTCTGTTGGAGTCCTTCTAACCATGTCTTTACATTTGGGAAGAAACGCTGATTTGCGGCTGTGTAAAATTTGGGATGTGATGTGGTCTGTGATGTGGTCTGTGATGTGGTCTGTGATGTGGTCTGTGATGTCAGATTGGGTGGTAGGGATGGCACTTTAGCAGAATCTTGCTTTACATAGGGTAGCATGTAATCTAACAGACGCTTCATTTGCTTACGAGCATATGCCTCTGTTTCGGGTGTAATTGCGGGGATCGCAAACATATTTAGATACTTAATTGTATTTGTGTCAATATCCTTGATGATTTCTCGTACCTCGTTCCATGTCTTACCGAATGTATTAATACCACCTTCCTTATTAAAATCCCGCTCTACATTTGGATCGCCCCAATAAATGGTAATACAGCCCGCTGCCTTAGCATGAAAATACTTCTCAGTAATATAACCTGGATCAGATGAATTCTCAAAGCAAATGTTAAACTTGTACTTTTGGAGCAATTCATGCTTGGCCATTTCACCCCCACCACCGCCTAATCCGCCCTCTAGTTTTTGGCCAACATTGTTCATGTATGCTCCAGCAGAGTCCACCTTCTTATATTGTGAAATTTCGGGAAGGGCTGCGTTACGATGTTCATTCTTTGGATTTGAGACAATAAATGCAGCAAATTCGGTCTTCTTAGAAAGGAAACTTATTTGAGCTGTTGTACAAGTGTCATAAGGTATGGGCTTGGGATTCCGGATTTGAGCAGGATCAGCATTGAACCAATTGACTTCTAGAATCCATAGCGGAAGACGTAGTGTTCTTTCATTCAGTTCTAGGGCATGGCCTACACTAGCAATAATGTCAGGACCTTCAATATGCTGTGTGTTTTCACCGCTGAAAAAAATCTTAGGGATTTTATTAAACTTACGATGATTATCGCCAAACGGGCCGAAAATAACTAAATCGGGGCTGTCATCATCTACATTTACTTGAATACCGGCATCTTTTAGCAGACATGTGAAGAAGTTATAGTTGTGGTTAAATTCAAACCACATGTCGGCAAAAGCAATCTTGATTTGTTTTTGAGGTACAGGGTCTTTTAGTGCTAGAGTTGGCGTTATAATTGAAGGCAGATTGGAAGTTAGAGCATTTGAGAAGAATGTCTGTATCTTGTCACTGTTCCAATCATACTGCGTTAAGCAAAACATGCTACGTTGAACAGCAGCCTCTTGACTAAAATATCCAGATGACTTTGTTATATCATCTAAAATGCGATTGTACTGTGCTGAAGCAACAGTAATGTTATTACCGTCATAATAATATCCACCCGCTACGCGTATCGCTTGCTCAATTATGGCACAATTGTGAATCATTGGAACGTTAAGCCACATAGCATCTAAAAGAAGATGCTTTATAGGCTTCCACCGTTGGTGGCTAATTAGAATACTCTTAAACTTTCTTAATTCTGGAACAGGAATGCGACCTACAAAATTACCTGAAACGTCTTTACCCGCAAACAGATTATGTAAAACATTTCCATTAAAATACTTGTTTGTTTTCAGAGCTTCACCGTTACTAACTATCCATTGCTGCGGCTTCTTTTCTATGATTTCAGCAATAATACAGAGGGGCACAGTACAGCTACTAGTATTTGAATTATTACTTTCCAGCACAATTAGTTGCGTTTCGGGATTTTCATACTGATTCCACTTAGATAACTGGCTTTTAAGACAATAGTTATCTAGACTAATATGTTCCCAGATCCATGGTACCGTTCTAACGGGGATAGAATAAATTTGCTCTATGTACATTTTATCATCGGTGGAGAATGATTCAGGAATCCAGACTTCGGCGATTTTCTTCATTGATCGAATAAAGTTGTTGAAATAATAGGTTGAACTTTCCATGTCACTAAAAAGCGGTGGCTGATGGAACCAAAGTACGTGTTTCTTGGCAATTTTAAGACGGAGATTTTCAGGAATAAACCAGGAAATTTCGTAAATTATATCAAATACAATGCGTGAATTATTAATTTCATCTAATGTGATTAGTTTGATATTTTTCTGCTGGAGCGTTGATTGTAAATCACTGAAAGTATTAGGTATATTATTGGGTGTTATCAGCATCACTGAATGATTATTCTTAGAAAACCAAAAAGCAGCGGCTAAGGCCGTTCTATTGCTGCCCTTTGCGAAAATACTTTCTGTTCCTAGGACTGTTAATCCAATTAACATTCTATTAGAGCATTGTATCAAACGTTTAAATTTCTTACGCAGGAGGCTTTGTTATTGATAGGGGAACAGTTTCATTTATCATTCCTATCCAGGCTTTTTGATTATCCGGATTATAAGGGGAAAATCTCCAGGTTAATTGCTGTGACTGAGCCTTGTATAATTCTTTTCTAGCAATGTGATTTTGAATTACATCCTCAATTGCTTTTACAGCCGAATCTAAGCTGTTGCCCTCATAATAATAAGCATACTCTTTGAAACAGGAGAAATTGTGGATAATGGGAAATCCCATAAATAGGTGCTCTAAGAAACTGTAATTATACTCATTATTTACTGTATGTTGTAAAAGTATATTACTATTCATGTGCTTGGAAACCGTAATAACATCAGCACGGGGGAGAAGATGAATCTTATTATCTTTATAAAGTTGTAAATTTTCTAGAATATTGTTGGTAAAAAAGGGATTATTCTTGAATTTATCACCATTAATTACAATTAAATCTTGAACAAGATTGGGATGTTTCTTGTAGAAAGCCTCCGCAATGAGAATGGGGAAAAGACTATTCTTTTGAAAACTAATATTGGGTTCCATAATTGTAAATGAATACGGGCCAGTGGGCTTATGCTGATAAATGTCCTTATTATCTTGAATAAACCGAGAATCCCACACATAAGGACAAATTTTAGCCTTAGGCATAATCCGATTTATACAACCTGCGAAGTCCTTATTCATCCAATAATGCGGGGATGTCCAAATCTCATCTAAACCTCCGATAACATGATGGCTAAAATTCATATCGGGATAAAACATCGGTGTCTCAACATCAATATTCAGGATATTACCGAGATATACTTTAATAACTTTGGCTCCTACTGAACGGAAAGCATTCCGAATATTTTGATCGCACGACATACCAAGTTCAATATACGCAAAGAGCCTGAAAGGTGCCTTCATATAAGTTTCCATATCAGTTACACGAATTGTTTTATGAAGTTCGGGCCCATTATTATTCTTTGCGGAGTCAACGAAAAAAAAGGGTTGAAAACCTGCTGCTTCAAGCATAGTATAAATTACAAATACGTTTTGAAAAAGACCATTCGCCCAGAGATGGTGATCAGGAATCTTTGTAGTTGTTAGAAAAACTGCCTTCATCTCGGATTGAATATTGGTAGCTTTTAGTTGAAAAGGCGGTATAGGAAGTGGTTGTACTTTATTTTCTTCAGTAAAACCCATTAACTTATATTTGTATTTCATTTCGCTTATCTTTACGCGGAAAGATGTTGTTCTTCCATAGGGGACATACTGAGATGTCAACAATATTATTTTTTACCAGTGATCGGCTAGCATTCGCAAATATATCACAGACAGCCACAACTGAGAAAGTTCTTTTTGTGCCGGATCCTATAACTGGGAACCGTCTATTTATTGGAAATAGCACAATGGTTTCCTATGATGGTCGGTGTAACATTTCTGCTTTTGACGGGTCGCATGCGGCTTTAACAATTGATACACTCAATAATCGGTTGGGAATAGGGACTAGTTCACCTACCTCTGCTCTTCATGTTGTTGATTCAACTGGAGTACAAATTACTGGCCCTTTTAATGTAACTGGGGCAACGGTATTAACTGGAACAACTAATATCATTGGAACAATAACAGCATCATTCTTTTACGGGTCTGCTATGGGCTTGACTAGTATTCCGGCAGCAAGACTCATTGGTAGTTTGCCTACTTCAGTGTATGGAAATGCTACTATTCCTTTGACTGCTCTTTCCGGATACAATAATGGTGTTTTAGGACTCTCTGGAGCAATAACTGCTGACATTCTTGCCATTACTAGCAGTTTATCTGTAAGTCAAATTAGTACCGGAATTATCACTTCCGGTGAAGGTGATTTCACTTTTTTAAGTACCGGAAATGGCATTGCGAATACATTTACAGTTGGCTCATTATTTGCTGGATCAATTAGCAGCGGCTCGATTGGAAACCTGCTAACGGCATCGGGTGCTTTTAGTTCTTTGAGTACTGGAACGGCAAATGTAGATATTATTAATAATAGATTTTTTAGTACAACAGTGGGTATAGCCAGTAGTTTTACTGTTGGAACATTATTTGCTGGGACAATTAGCAGCGGCTC